TTTCTGCTTCCATGATTCCACCTTCTTGTTTATTAACTCTAACTTCGTCGCCGCCACTAGGATAGTCAAATTGATTTGTTCCAGGTTCTTTTCCATATCCTGGTACTTGAGTCATTAACCCACCATCAGCTGCCATAGCCATTGGTTGTTCCATACCTGCACCTTCAGGTGCTTGTTGCTGTTGCATTACTGCTTTTACAAATTGTTCAAAAGATAATGTGCCACCTTTGTTTTTGTATTTAACAAATTCTGCCATTAACATTTGTTCTGCTTGTGCATTACCTGGTTCACCACCCATATTTAACATAGCTCTACCACCAGCCGCTGCATAAAAATTAGGTTGTACAAATTGTTTTTGTGGCATGAAAGATAACCCTGCTCCCTTGTCCCCGAGCCCTGAGTAATAGTTAGCTGCACTATTTCTAATTGCACCTACATCTATAACATCTTCAAATTCTTCTTCTTCGTCACCACCCATTAAAAATGGAGCTGCTAAAGCTGTACCAGCTAGACCTGTTAATGCTGTTCTACCTAAACTAAAAGTACCATCAGGTTTATAAAATAAACTACTAAATAAACCTGGCTTACCCGAAGCTGTTCCTTTAGCTTTAACTAAATTTAAAAGATTACTAAAACGACCTGCTTGGCCCATCTTAAATATACCTTCACCACCTAAAAATTTTGCACCACCTAGTCCATAACCAAGACCGCCTATTAAAGCAGCTTTACCTAGTGGACTTTTAACAATCTTCTTTACAGCACGACCAGCTTTCTTTACAAGTTTACCTAGAAAATAACCTTGCCTTGGATCTTGTAAGGAACCTATTCCTGATTGTATTTGTTGTGGTTCTTGCATTCTAGATATTGCCATAATTTTACCTTAATTCCTATGTTTACTTGGTTTTTGAGAACAAATCAAGAGGAGGCATTATAACTTTTACGTCTTGTGCCATTTCTTCAGGTTTATAACCCTTTGCTTCCCAGTCTTTTTTCTCTTTAAAAATCTCACCAGTTTCTTTGTGTCTGTAAGTTTCTTCTACTTTAGCGTTATATACTTCCATTAGTCTATTTTCTCCTTTAATATATTAAGATAACTAATACCAAACACTACACCATCTGATACGGTGCCAGCTGTGGTGTAAGATAATACAGTCCCACCTTCTACAATTAAAGGTAAAGTTAATATTTCTACACTTGTAGCAGCTACTAGTGTTTGTGTATTTACTATCTCAAATGCATTATTTTTAATAGTTACAGTGGGTGTATTAGAACCTGATTTATTTGTAACTCTTAATGATTTAACAATATAAGTTTCGTTAACAGCTGGTGATAACATGTTTACAGTCTCTGCAGCTGTCGTTGTTTTACCGTAAAATTTATATTGGTTTACTACTGCCATTATTCTAGAAAGAAACTCTTAGCTTCTATCTCCTGTTTTACTTCGTCTTGAAACGTACTATTTAATTTTGTAATTACTGAGTCAAGATCCCTGACCAAAGATTGTATATTTCTTTGACTGTATTCTGGTTCTGCTCTAGTTAATGATTCTACTATCTTTGCCATTATAAAATACTTGCTAGTCCTCCATATCTAAAAGAACCCATTTCTGCTGCGGTACCTGAACCACTAAATCCTGGTCCGGCTTGTTCTCTTGTTTGACTTGCCCCTTCACCACCTTTACCAAATTGATCATAAAACTCTCTTCCTTGTGCAACTGCTTGTTGAAAATTTTGATTTTGTGCTTTATCATTCATAGCTGCTGCTTCTGATTGTGCTATTTTTAAATCTCTAGCTCTTTTTTCTTTTTCTGCTCTGTAAAAATTTAATCTTTTTAATTGTAATCCTGTTAAAGCTTTTTGTTTATTTTTTTCTTCTAATTCGTCTGCTGTTTTATCTACGTATGCACCGTAATTTCCAAACATTGATCTTACATTAATACCAAAAGGATCTTTACCAAGGCCTGAATTGTTTTCTCCAAATACAGTTGGGCCTGTATAATATTTACTTTGATTTATATATTCTCTATCCATTGCTGGTAAAGTATTAAATCTATCTAACTTGCTAGCAATAAAAGAAATTGGTCCAAAACCTCCAAAAGAGGCAATACCTTTTCCAATTAAATCTTTACTTTTATCTAAAGTTTCCTGTACCCTTCCGGCCATTGTTGGATCAAATCTTGTAGGTATATCTTGATTAGCTGCTAAATATTCTCCAGCATCTACAGGATTTACATCTTGATTTTCATTATAACTTCTCATACCCATAAAAGTTTTATCTCTCATGGATTGATCTAAAGAGTCTACATTAGGTGTAGGTAAACTATTAAAATAACCTTGTTGATTAGCAGCGTTAAAATCATTTATTAATTGATCAGTAGAACCAGTAAAATAATTTTTGTTTCCACTTCCAGTAAAAGCGTTAGTTGCCGGTATACCAAATGTAGTATTAACAGCTTCTGCTTCTTGATTTTCTGGTAAGTTAAGACCTAGTCTAAATTGTTCTTGAGGAAGATATTGAAATTGTTTGTAAAGTTCTTGATCTCCAGGACTATAAAAAGCTACCATTATCTTCTACCTCCTGGTGCAATGTCTAGTCTAAATGTACCAAGTTTCCAGTCTTCATTAGTTGTAGTGTTCGCAACTTTAATAGCAATAGATCTAGCTCTAAGTCGTGTGTCTTTTTTAGTTGTAGTAGAACTTACGTCAAAGTTTGTAGTAGTTGCAGAACTATTAGGATAGTTTCTTGTTACAAAACTAACTCTAGTATTACCTGTCTGTGAAATAAAATCTGGTATAAATCTTTGTATTCTCATAATGTATTCACCATCACCTCTAAGATCTGGCATTCCCACAACAGCTCCAGTAGAAGCTCGTTTCTGTGTAATGTCAAAATCACCAGAAGTAATTGTGCCTATAATAGCAGTTGTTACACCACCAGCATTAATCTGATCGGTCCCTGTTTCGTGTTCATAGTATATAGTAATACCGTCAGTGTTTCCAGTACAATCGCTAGCTGCATTATCTGTTGAATCATAAAAAGTTGCATGAGGTTTATCAAATACTGCAGAGTCTTTCCAAGCTGTTCGAGGTAAAGTACCTGTCGTCCATATAGGACGTTTAGCACTAGAGTCTAAATAATTATAAGTAACCATTCTGTTAACAGAATCCGATGCAGATGTACAATAGAACCAAGTTATTTCACCAAACAAATTATTTAAACCTGCATTAATAAGGTCTCTAGATACAGCATTAATATCATCGTAAACATGATCTTCAACAAGACATGGCATAGATTTTAATTGACCATCGTAAGTAAAAAATCCATTCTCAGACATCCAGTAAGCAGAACCATCAACTTCTATACATGCATTTTTACCAAACAATCCACAGTTAGTTCCTACTTGTTCAAATGAGAATGTAAATGGTTGGCCTACAAATTTCATAAGAAATAATGCAGTATCAGTCCATACATAAATTGCATCTCTACCTTTAATAGCTCCCATAATTTTAGAACCATCTGCAAGTCTTTGTGTGCCTGCAGTATTGTTTGCTTTAACTGTATATGAATCTGTTTCATCAATACTTTCTTGAGATGAAAATCTTATGAACATGTCGTCTTGGGTAGCAGTATTACCTACTGTAGTTTCTGTACCAAAAAATACTAAGTGTCTATCGGGTGTAGATACCAATACATGACGTGACGCTGTTGGTGCATTAGCTAATAATGTTGCTCTAGTAGATGTTGCATTTGATAAAGAAGCATCCCATTCAAAACATTGACCATTATAAATAAGTGCAATTAATTTTGTTCCATAGTTATCTAATACCCACATTCCAGGGTCGATAGTAAAGTCAGCGTTAGACGGGTCACCCCATGCAACATAATCTGATATGTTTAAAACACTTGCTCCACCACTATGTGTTGCTTTTGTTGTTCCATTAACTCCTCTTGCTCCTCCGCTTAAAGTATTTGTAGAGGTATTGTTACTTGTAAAACTTATATCTTCTGTACCAATTCTAATTTCTCCTGATGATGGAAATGCTGCAGTGTTTGCTAATACAACATCCGTTGTTACTAAATCTGTTATAGCTGTTGCTAATGTAGTTGTAGCTGCACCTAAAGCTGTTCCGCCATATAGACCTGTACCCCAACCAAAACCTCCTAGTTGTTGTGCTGGTCCTACGTGGTAGTAACATAAAACAGACGTAGATCCTGTTGCACTCATTGGTGTGCCAGTTTCTGTTGATCCCATTGTAATAGTAAAAGTGGTAGTTGTAGGTATGGCTGTTACCATAAATTTTTTATCTTCAAAATCAGTAGCACTATAACTTGATGAGGCAGGAATAGTTACACTGTCTAACATTACAATATCTTTTTCTGCTAAGCCATGTGCACCTGTGCAAGTAATTGTAATTATGTTTTGATTTAATGTGCTTGTAAAATTAGCACCTGTAAGTGTAGCTCTTATAGGGTGTATGTCATAATACGTACCCCCTGAGTATACATATAAAATTCTATTAGTTCCTATTGCTGAATATTTAATACCAGCATTATCATCCCATTGATGAATAGCTCTAGCTGCCCCTGTTAATTTATCTGCACCTAACTGTGTCCAACCACCAATTTTTTCTGGAGTGCCGTATCTAAACCTAACATTGTCGCCATCAAACCATTGTCCCTCGGCCCCGGTCTCTGTGACTTGTTTATTAAACCCAGGTACAAATCCTAATTTTTGTAACATATAACCTCATTATAATACTATTTTACACCTGATGGTAGACCCAACATAGGTCTGCCGTCAAATCTATTTTTGTCAGCAAATGGGCCATTTACATGATTATAATGTAGAAATACTTGACCGCAAATGTTCCCGTCAAAAGGCTCTCGCCAATGTTCAAGTTCACAGCCACTATATACTAGCATGTCTCCTACTTCAAGCAAGACTTTTGTGCCTGCAGGAGCGTTTGGTTTATGAATATTTTTGTATTCGTCAATAACATTATTAGAGCCCGTACCATCTATAAATATAGGCCAAGGATCTCCACCTAGATTAACTGTTGTAGAAATCTCACAACTAGGTCTATCTTTATGTCTTTTAAGTTCATCCCCTTTTTTATAAGCTCTAGCATAAGAATATGTTGGTATTAAATCTAATCCAGTATGTTCTTTCATTACTGGTAACATTTTAACCATAAGAGTTTCCATAACAAAATCAGAATAACAAGAGTAAGTATTAGGTATCTGTTTATCGGTCCATGCTCCAAGGATAGGAGACTGTGAATGTATGTTATGTCTATACATATAACTTACAGCATCTCGTTTAAGTAAGAAATAGTTTAATATAAAGTTAGCTAGATCGTAAGACACAGCGTTCTTTATTACTTGATATTTTTTATTTTGAAAACTCATATTATCATACGTTTTTGTAAAAAATTAAAAGACACTGATATTCTTATATCATCAGAATTGTTAGGATCAACACAATGCATTAACCAAGATGGAAACATAATACATCTTCCAGCAATAGGTTCATAATGTGTTTCTCTAAATAATCTTGGAGGTATAGGACCGTCTTTTTGTTTAGGTCTAGACATACAAGCAACTGATCTAGGATCATCTATTTTTAAATAACCACAATTTTTAGGTGTTTTAATATAATAAACACCTGACCATAATGAGTTTGGATGTTGGTGTGCTCTATTCATGCCACCTGGTGGATTAATGTTAGCCCACATATTACCTAATACAGGTTCACTGTCTAAGTGCTCTTGATCATAAATAGTTTTTTGACAAGCATACAACATATCAACTAATTTTTTAAATTGAGGTAGTTCATGCATGTCTGTTGTTGAATGCCAGCCCTGCACATTAGTTCTAGTTATACCTTTATCTTGTTTAGACCAATCTACAATATCTCTCTCTAACTCTTGATTAAGAGTTGGGTGTTTTATATCTGCAATATAAATAGGTGTTGGAAAATATAATTCTCTATGCATTATTTAAATGGTGTTCCTCCAAACCACATAACTAAAGATTTTCTGTTTCCACGTATTACAGGTTTAACTCTGTGTCTTATAAAAGATGCAAAGAATACTGCGTGTCCTTGTTTTATTTTTGCAACTTTACCTTCAGACATTAATTCTAAATCCCCACCTTCAAACTCTGATTCAGGAGAAAGTAAACAAGTCATAGATATTTTTCGCACTGGTGGTTCGTGTTGGCAGTTAACATCATTATCTACATGCCATTCATAAAACCCACCTTCTGGATATTCTGTGTATTGTGCCATCTCATTTATAGTCATTCCATCAAAACCAAAATGATTACCATTGGTAGTTTTCATAATACGTTCAATATCTTTATACATGTCAACCATTTTTTTAAATGGTATCCAACTAATATGTGATGTCCTAGTTTTAGTATCTATCTTTCCACCTTTAATACCTTTATCTGTGTTGCCAACACTTGCATCATTTCTAGGTTCAGCACGTCCTGCTTCAATAATCATTTTACATTGTTCAGGTGTAAAGATTGGTTGTGTAGTTTCTACTATGTAAGATTTCCAACGAGGTTCTGTTATCATATCAATATCCGTATTCTACCCATCCCGTTATTATATATTTGTCATTTGACAGAGGAGGATTACCTCTGTGTACGTGTGTAAACTGTGATGGCCAAACTAATAGTGTATTTTTTTCAGGTTTAAACCTACACTTTTGATATAAAAACTCTGTTTCTCCGCCTTCATCTACATCATTAAGATAAACCATAAAAGCTAGTATTCTATTTCTTGCTTTCATCGCTGCATTCTCACAATGCCAATGATGATATCCTTCACCTGTTTTAGTTTTTTGTATTTTAACTTCTAATATGTTGTGAGTAGATAATTGTTTTAGATAAGAATATTTTTGAGTATACAAAGGATACACGTCTTTAAAAAACATATCTATAAAAGGTTTATTAGTATAGGTCATTGCAACATTAGTTGAAGGTTTAAAACTACCTTGTGAACCTTTTATAGTGTCAATTGCATTATCAGATACTAACATTTCATCTTCGTTTCTTGAATATACTGCGCCTTGTTGCTCACATTTATTAAAATAATTTAAATAATTATTTATCATTTCATTAGGCATAAAGTTTTTAAATATACCTATATGATTATCTATGTAATATTGTTTATCCATTAAGTAGCTCCTCTATTTCTAATAGGATCAAATTGTACATCACAGTTTGCAGCAAGAGTTCGTCTAGTTTCTGTTGTTCCATTAAAAGGATATACACAGTGTCTCATATCATATGGAAAGATATAAAAATCTCTAAGGTCCATTGGTGGTTGATAATCTATCTTTGCAAATTGACCGTTCGCTGCGCCTAATATTTGAAGTCTGCCGTTTTGTGGTACTTTAACATTTGAATATTCTCTACCATATGTTGATGGTAATTTTAAAATCATTACACTAGATAAACCGGTAAACAACATACCTCTATGAATATGTGTAGGATTGTATTCGTGTTGTTTCATCTCATTAACCCAAACAGAATTTAAATGTGTATCATAATCTTTAATTTTATTAAAAGATAAATAGTGTTTAAATATTTGCATAAAATAATCTGTAATATTTCTTGGCAACATATTATGTCGTTTAATTTTAGATTCATCTTGACCACTGTAAAACAAAGAATGTTCGTTTTCTATTTTACCTACTAATTGACTATTAGCCGCTAGAAGGTCATTAAAATTTTGTTCATAGATCTGATTAATTGAATTAAATATATCAAGAGGTACTTGATACTTTAAAACAGATTGACCCAGAAATACAAAATCAAACTTTAGGTTTTCCATGTTGTTCAAGTTTTTCTTGTTCTTTATAACTATTTTCTAATTCACCCGACTTTTTAATTCTTTGTAAAGATTGTAGTTGTCCCATTACATTAAATATTTCAGCCTCTGATGAGTTTTGATTTAGTGTTTTTGCTTTCTCGTGATACTGCATACCATATGACTCTAATTGATGTTGGTTAACATCTTTGTCATTAAATGATCCATCATTAAATTCACCTTTTAATTTAGACCACATTTTAATTT